TTAAAAGCGCATCAAAACCCCAAAGGGGGCTTGAATGCTAAAGGCAGAGCATCGTATAATGCAGAAACAGGTGGCAATTTAAAACCACCAGTTAAGTCGGGAGATAACCCTCGTAGGGCATCCTTTTTAGCACGAATGGGCAATATGCCTGGCGCTGAGATGAAAGATGGAAAGCCTACCCGACTTTTACTTTCTCTTAGAGCTTGGGGCGCAACGTCCAAGGAAGACGCTAAGGCTAAGGCTAAAGCGATCTCTAAGAGGAATATGAAGTGAGACCAGTATCTATCAGTAAGAATTTAACTGCTAATACAGCTACTACGCTGTATACAGTGCCTACTGGATACTATGCAAGGTGCGTCTTAATTCACGTTTGTAACACAGCTCCAAGCAAACACATTTCATTTAGTTGGTATGACGCAAGTACTGCTACATCAACTTTAATTGTTAGCGAACAAGTTTTATCAGCAAGAACAACATTAACGCTTATTTCAGACACACAATATTTTGTGATGGAAGAAGGTGATTATTTAACCACTACTTCTGAGGCTGGCTCAACAATGTCTGTACTTGCAACATTTGAAGTATCAGGAGCGCAACGAACATGACCTACTTAGAACTTGTTAACGATGTGTTGATTCGCTTGCGTGAAAGCACAGTATCTACTGTTGGCGAAACAACCTATTCTTCTTTGATTGGCAAGTTTGTTAATGATGCCAAGCGTCAGATTGAAGATACATACACTTGGAATGTCTTAAACCAGACAGTAACAGTTACCACTGCTAATGGTACAAGTTCTTATTCTTTAACTGGTACTGGTCAGAAGTTTCGTATTGCTGAAGCTCTTAATACGACAAACTATATTGTATTGAGCAACATTGCAGTTTCAGACATGAACCGCAAGTTGAACTTTGGCACACCAGTTCAAGGCGTTCCTACTGAATATTGCTTTAATGGCTCAGATGGCAATGGTGATACAAAGGTGGATTTGTATCCTGTTCCTAATGGTGTTTATACATTGAAGTTTGATGTAACCATCCCACAAGCCAATCTCACTGCTGATGGTACTTCAGTTAAGGTCTTGGACTATTTGGTTGCTCAAAGTGCCTATGCTCGTGCTTTGATTGAGCGTGGTGAAGATGGTGGAACAAACTCTTCTGAGGCTTATGCTTTGTTTAGAGGAATGCTCTCTGACGCTATTGCGATGGAGTCCACTCGTTATCCTGAAGACAACTTTGTGGCAATCTAATGGCAGCACAACTTCAAAGTTACAGTCTCTCAGCACCAGGCTTTTATGGCCTGAATACTGAAGATTCTCCCCTTGATTTAGGGGCTGGCTTTGCATTGGTTGCTACTAACTGCATCTTGGATCAGTATGGTCGTATTGGTGCTAGAAAAGGTTGGTCAAGGGTTAACTCTTCCTCTGGAAACCTCGGTGCTAATGACGTTGGCGTGATCCATGAGTTAGTCCAGACTGACGGAACTCTTACAGTTCTATTTGCTGGCAACAACAAGATATTTAAACTTGGCACTTCTAATGCGGTGACTGAGTTGACCTATGGTGGTGGTGGCACTGCTCCTACTATCACGGCATCTAACTGGCAAACTGCCTCCTTAAATGGGATTGCATACTTCTTCCAAACTGGTCACGATCCACTCATTTATGACCCCGCAGTAAGTACAACTACTTATCGCAGAGTCTCTGAGAAGTCAGGCTATGTGGCTACTGTTCCTCAAGCAAACATTGCTATTTCAGCATTTGGTCGTTTGTGGGTGGCTAATACCTCTACTGACAAAGTAACTGTTACCTTCTCTGATCTTATTGCAGGTCATGTATGGGGTGGTGGCACTTCAGGCTCATTAGATGTATCTCGTGTGTGGCCTAATGGTGCTGATGAAGTTATGGGCTTGGCAGCTCACAATGATTTCTTGTTTATCTTTGGCAAGAGACAGATTCTTGTCTATTCTGGTGCTTCAACACCCGCATCCTTGGTTCTGAGCGACACAATTGGCTCTATCGGATGTATTGCTAGAGATACCATTCAAAGCGTTGGCTCTGATGTTATTTTCTTGTCAGACTCAGGTGTTCGTTCACTGATGAGGACAATTCAAGAGAAGTCTGCACCCCTGAGAGACTTGTCTAAGAATGTTCGTTTTGACCTAAATTCATCATTAGCAAGCGAAACATTGGCTAATCTGAAGTCTGTTTACTCAGAAAAAGAAGCCTTTTATCTGCTTGTTTTACCTGCTACTTTCCAAGTTTACTGCTTTGATACCAAGCAATCTTTGCAAGATGGAGCTTCCCGTGTAACGAAGTGGGATTCAATTGCTCCAACTGCTTTACGTTCATTGCGTAATGGTGATTTGTACATTGGCAAGAATGGCTATATTGGTAAGTATCAAGGTTATCTTGATGACACATTAACGTACCGATTTGCGTACTACACAAACAATGCTGACTTAGGAAACCCTAATCAGATTTCCATCCTTAAAAATATTACAGCCATCGTTATTGGTGGTTCTAATCAGTTTTTAACGATCAAGTGGGGCTTTGATTATTCTGGTGCTTATCAATCAGAGAATGTCTATATTCCTACGCAAATAAGCTATGAGTATGGTATTGCTGAATACAACATTGCTGAATACACAAGTGGTGTTCCGATTAAGACTCTGACTGCCAATGCTTCAGGTGCGGGAAAGATTGTTCAAACTGGTTATGAAACAACCATTAACAATTCTTCATTTTCCTTGCAAAAGATTGAAATTCAAGCCAAAGATGGCAAAATAGGGTAAGAGGTAAACCATGTCGAATTACACAAAATCAACCAATTTCGCTTCTAAAGATAACTTATCACCTGGCAATCCTTTAAAGATTGTTAAGGGTGCTGAGATTGATACTGAATTTAACAATATTCAGACTGCTATTGGCACAAAAACAGACAATGCTTCTGCCAATATTACTGGTGGTTCAATCACTGGTATTACAGATTTAGCGGTTGCTGATGGCGGTACAGGTGCTTCTACGGCTACTGCTGCTCTGAATAATCTTTTGCCTAGTCAAACAGGTAACGCAAACAAGTATCTCCAAACTGATGGCACTAATGCTACATGGGATGCGGTAAGCCTTTCTACTTCTGACATTACTGGCACTTTGCCCGTAGCAAATGGTGGTACTGGTGTAACTTCATCTACTGGTACAGGCAATGTAGTGTTGTCAAACAGTCCTACTTTGGTGACTCCCACATTGGGAACTCCTGCTTCTGCGACTTTGACAAATGCTACGGGTCTGCCGATCTCAACTGGCGTAAGTGGTTTGGGTACTGGTGTAGCTACTTTCTTGGGTACACCATCATCTGCTAACTTGGCTTCTGCCGTTACTGACGAAACAGGATCAGGTGCTTTGGTATTTGCCAATAGCCCTACTTTAGTAACTCCTGCTCTTGGCACTCCATCTGCTTTGGTAGGCACAAACATCACAGGCACTGCCTCTGGTTTGACAGCAGGTAATGTCACCACTAACGCTAACTTAACAGGTGCAGTCACTTCTGTTGGCAATGCAACCTCTTTGGGTTCATTTAGCTCCTCCAATCTTGCAGGTGCTTTGACGGATGAAACAGGATCAGGTTCAGCAGTATTTGCTACATCACCTACTTTGGTGACTCCTATCCTTGGAACACCTACTAGCGCAACTTTAACGAACGCTACAGGGCTTCCAATTGCTACTGGTGTGTCTGGTCTAGGCACTGGTGTAGCAACGGCTCTAGCGGTCAATACAGGCTCTTCTGGTGCAGTTTTGGTCAATGGTGGTGCTTTGGGTACTCCATCGGGCGGTACTGCAACTAACTTAACTGGTTTGCCTTTGTCTACTGGTGTAACAGGAACTCTCCCTGTCGCCAATGGTGGTACAGGAACAGCGACTCCTAGCATTGTTGCAGGAACAAACGTAACTGTTACTGGCACATGGCCTAATCAAACAATTGCGGCTTCTGGCGGTGGTGGTGGAACACCTGGCGGTTCTACAACTCAAGTTCAATATAACAATGCAGGTTCTTTTGGTGGCATCACAGGTGCTACTACTAATGGCACAGCATTGACTCTTGTTGCTCCCGTCTTGGGAACACCCGCAAGCGCAACATTGACTAATGCAACTGGTTTGCCATTGACAACTGGAGTGACAGGAACTTTACCTACTGCCAATGGCGGTACAAACCTAACATCATTCACATCAGGCGGTGTGGTTTACGCATCTAGTTCTAGTGCATTGGCTACTGGGTCTGCGCTAAGTTTTAATGGAACAGTTTTAAATGTTGGCGGTGCTGGTGTTGCAAATGATATATCTACAAGAATGGTTAACACCACGGGTGACAGCACTTTTGGTACTTATTTTGGCACTGGTTATGGCTCATTAACTTCTGGTGATGCCTATATCTATACCGCTAAAAATATTGTCTTGATGACTGACAATGCGGCTAGTTCAATTAAGTTCTCGGCTGGTGGTAGCGCAGAACAAATGCGCCTCACCTCAACAGGGTTGGGTATTGGTACAAGTTCGCCATCTACAAAGCTAACTGTTTACGATGCAACAGCACCACAGGTAACATTTAACAACGGCACAAGCACTTTTATTGTTGGCAACAACGCTGGTGGCAATAACAAGATTTTGTATGGAACGGGTGCATACCCGATGATTTTCTATACAGACGCAACAGAACGAGCCAGAATAACGGCATCGGGTAATTTGTTAATTGGCAACACCGATGGAACACAGTTATTAACTGTTGGCCCTAACAAATTAATGACTGTAGGCGAAGCTAATGGCATAACCGCTGGTACAAGGGCTGCTGTAACTGTAGGAAATACATCAGGTGGAACATGCCAGATTTCGGCTGATTACATTTCATCAACTGGAACGGCAACTATTTCTGGTGACTCAGCTACATTAAATGGCACTTGGTTTAGAACATTTACTGAAAGTGGATATGAATATTCATTCAGGATTGCCCGAAATGGCAATGCAACAAACATCAATGGTAGCTACGGAACAATCTCTGATGCAAGAGTAAAAACAGTTGTTGGTCAAGCCACATCACAATGGAATGACATTAAGCAACTTAATCTTGTTAAATATAAACTTAACAAAGACACACAGTTTGAAGCATCAACAGAAAATACTGAAGGTTTTGTTGCACCAACATTAATGGGTTTGGTAGCGCAAGAGCTAGAACTGATTTGCCCTGGACTTGTTTCAGAAAGTGCTGATCCAGAATTAGGTCAAATTAAAACAATTAAAACATCCATTCTGTACATGAAGGCAGTGAAAGCCCTGCAAGAAGCAATGGAACGAATTGAGCAACTTGAGGCACGACTTGATGCCGCCAATCTTTAAAAGGAAAATATCATGTCAGTAACTTGGACAATCTCAACTCTTGAGCGTGAAACCTCAAACGGCTTTGTAACCACAGCACATTGGAGAGCCACAGCCGTAGATGGAGACTACACAGCCTCTATCTACTCAACTTGCTCATGGTCTGATGGCACACCAACGATTCCCTATGCAGAACTGACACAAGAAACAGTCCTTGGTTGGGTGTGGGCTAATGGTGTTGATAAACAAGCGACAGAAGATGCTCTGGCAGCTAACATTGCTTTGCAGAAGAACCCTGTTACTGCTACTGGCACACCTTGGGGTCAAGCATGAAGCTAGAGTTAGAAGTTAACGAGATTAACTTTGTATTGCAAACGCTTGGTGAACTGCCAAGCAAATCAGGCGTATGGCCTCTGATTCTTAAAATAAAAGAACAGGCTGAAGCGCAAGTTCCTAAAGAAGCGGAGTAAGTTATGGCTATTAACTATTTCACAGCAAACCCAGATGTTGCTGCTGCGTATCAAAGTAATTCCTATGGTTTATCACCACAGGAGTTTGCTGATGCCCACTACACTTTGTATGGTCAAACAGAGCAGAGAGCCGCACCTGTAGTGCTTGATTTAGTTAGCCAAGGTAATTTGAATCCAACTCAAATAGCGGCTGCAACAGGAATTCCAGTTGGTCAAGTTGTTGCTCAAGTAGCGACTACAGTCCCTCCCAATCAAGCAGTATTGCTTGGTGATACCTATGTTCAAGCCATAAATCAAGTAATTGGTTCTGGTGAAGATCAACAGATTGGTGGACTAGAAAATGTCATCACATACAAAGCTAGTGAAAACAAGCCTGGTGGAAACATCAATTATTACTCTCCTACTGGTGAATACCAACAAACTACACAACAACAAAAAGTTGCAGGTTCATTTTTAGAAGGATTAGGACAAGCCCTTACAGACCCTGTAGTTCTAGCCGCTTTAGCAGGTGGTTATGGTGCAGGATTGTTTGGTGGTGCTGGAGCGGCTACTGTTGGCACTACTGGTTTAACAATGGGTCAATTGGCTCAACTTGATATAGCTCTTGGTGGTGCGGGTGGTACTTTGGGTGCTGAAACCCTAGCGACTGCTTTAACTACGGGTGCGGCTGTACCTACTTTGACAAATTTAACGGGTGGAAGCGGATTAACGCCTGGACTACTAACGCCTCCAGTTACTACTCCTGTAACACCAGTTACACCTCCAGTAACCCCAACAACACCTGTAGTGCCTCCAGTAACACCTCCTGTCGTGCCACCCGTAGTGCCACCCGTAGTGCCACCTGTCGTACCTCCTGTAGTGCCTCCTGTTACACCTTCAGTAATACCCTCTGTAATACCTTCAGTAATTCCTCCAGTAATTCCTCCAGCACTTACAACAGCGTTAACCTCGTTAATTCCTGGTGCGGTTAAGACTGTTTTAAATCCTACAAATTTAGGTGGTTTACTGACATCTGGTGCAACTACTGTTGGTGGTCTTCTGCAACAACAAACATCTCGTGATGCGGCTATTGCAGCGCAAGCAATGATTGATCGAGAGACAACTGCAGCTAAACAAGCGGCTCAGTTTAGACCTATCGGAATGACTACTCGTTTTGGTACTTCAGAATTTAAGTTTGATCCAGTAACAGGTCAAATGACTACCGCAGGATACACACTAAGCCCTGAAGCTAAAGCACAACAAGATAGATTGAATACTTTGGCAGGTCTTGGTTTAACACAAGCAGAAGCGGCACAAACACAATTTGCCCCTCTTCAAACAGGCGCACAAAGTTTGTTTGCTTTAGGTAATAAGTATCTTGCTGAAACACCAGAAAAAGTTGCAGAAAACTACTTGAAGAGTCAGATGGCTCTCTTGCAACCAGGCAGAGAGTTAGAGTTGGCTACATTGCAAAACAGACTCCAACAACAAGGTCGTGGCGGTCTATCTGTGGCTCAAGGTGGCACTATGGGTGCTACTACTCCTGAACTACAGGCTTTGTTTAACGCTAGAGCGCAACAAGAGGCTCAATTGGCGGCTAATGCTCAACAGTTTGGTCAACAACAAGTCCAGTTTGGTGCGGGATTGCTTGGTACAGGCGCACAGACAATGGGTCAGTACTATGGTGGTCAACAAGCGGCTTATGCTCCTTATACGACTGCTTTGGGACAGGTTCAAGGGCTTGAGGCTTTGGGACAACAACCATTTGGCATGAGTACTGGTTTAGCTCAACAGATATCTCAAGCGGGTGCTAATGTGGGTCGTTTAGGCTTGTCTGGTGCTGAATTTAGTACTCGATTGGCTACTGGCCCTGCGGCAACAACTAACCCTTACTCAACACTATTAGGTGGTGTAGGTTCTTCTAATCAATTTGGTCAGTTTCTAGGTGGGTTATTTGGTGGTGTTCCAGCAACAACGGCTATGAGTGCGCCAGCAACCACATTTGGTACTGGTAACTATTATGGCAACCAAGACATTGGCTTATATTTGTAAGGAATCATCATGGCAGAAAATATCGTAGCGGGTCTGTTCGGGCTGACCCCTGAAATGTATGGTGAGCAACAACGTAGAAGTGCTTTGCAAGAAGGTATTACCCTTGCTCAACTAGACCCTGCTTCTCGTGGTGCAGCAATGACCTATGCGGGTGCTAGAGGGCTTGGTAACGCTATTGGTGGTGCTTTTGGAGTAGAAGACCCTCAACTGAAGATGATTAGCACTCGTAACGCTATTGCCCAACAGATAGACCAGAACGATCCTGAGTCAATCTTGCAAGGTGCAAAGATGTTGGCACAAGCGGGAGATCAACAAGGTGCTTTTGCATTGGCTCAATATGCTCGCCAAGCACAAGGTGAGATGGCTCAAACACAACAGCGTTTGGCGGCAGGTAAAGCATCTTTGGCACAAGCAGCTCGTGAGCGTCAACAGGCAACTCCCAACGATATTCAGATTGCCAATGAGATTGCTACTTTGGAAGACGCATTAACACGAGTTGAGGATTTACCCGCAGACCCAGAGCGTACTCGTGCTAAGAATTTATTGACTACTCGTTTAGCAGAGTTAAGACGCTTGACTGCTAAAGGCGAAAAAGCAGAAGCAAAAACTGAGATTCAAAAACTTCAAGAATATGCCGCAACATTGCCAGCAGGTTCTCCACTATTGGCACAAGTACAGGCCGCCATTAAAGCCAAGGGAGAAGGAAAAGGCACTACGATTACCAATGTAATGCCTGGTGATAAACAATTGGCAGATATTCCAGCATTTAGGGCAAGTGTTCAACGCACGATTGATCCTCAGCTTAAAGCAGTAACCGCTGCTGATAATGCTCTGGAAAATATCCAAGATTCTATTGATACAAACAACTTTGCATCTTTTAGGGCAGCGCAAACACAATTTGCTAGGGCTATTTCTGGTTCTGGAGATTTAAGTCAGAAGGAATTGTTAGCGGCTGGTGCTGATCCGTCATTGCTTGGTGGAACTGCTGATTACTTAGCTAGATTGTTTACTTCTACCCCAACCCTTGATACACAAGAAAAAATCAAGAAGACACTTTTAGCTATTAAGAAAGTTTCTACAAACAAAGCTAAGACTGAAATTGAAGCACAACGTAAAATTGCTTACAGTAATCCTGGATACGAAAAGGCTCGTGTTGACCAAGCTCTTGATTTCCCAGAGTTCTCAGGTGCTGGTGGTGTACAGAAGAAAACCAATACTAGAACGCTTAAAAGCGGTAAAGTTGTTACTGTCATTGAAGAATAAGGACGCATCATGCCAATTTATGAAATTGACGGAAAACGCTTTCAATCCGATACTCCTTTATCGGATGCAGAATTAGAAGAGTTATCTGGCAAACCAACATCTTCTACGGGTGCTGTGATGGCTGAAGCCGCACGAAAAGGTGTTGGAAGTTTTGCAGGAACTACATCTGGTTTATCTAACCTTATATTTTCTGCCCTAGAGCGTACAGGTGTTAATCCATTGACTTTGGGTATGAGGGCTAGTGGAGGTACTGTTGCTCCTGCACCCACACAAGGTGGAATTGTTGAGACATTTCAAGCAGGTCGTCAGCCTGTTTACAAAAGTGTCATGGAGACTTTGGGGACTACTGGTGCAGAGCCACAAGGTGGTTTTCAAAAGATTGCAGCAGAAGGTACAGAAGCAGTTACCTCTCCATATAGTTATCTATTTCCAGCATTAGCGGCTACAAGGCGAATGGGTTTGTTTGGTCAAACACTAATGCGTCCTGCTGAACAACAAGTTATTGGCTCTACTGCTGAAGCGGGTGGTCAAGCAGGTGAATATATTGGCGAGAAGTTTGGTGCTCCTACTACTGGTCGAGTTGTTGGCAGTATTGCAGGTGGTGGCGGTGGTTCTTACGCTTTAGGAACAACATTAAAAACAGTTCCTTTAGCTGGCAAAGCGTTTGATGTTGCTCGTGCTCAGTTGGATAAGGTTCGTGGAACTATTCCTGAAGATGAATTACTTAGAGATGTAGACAACCGAATTAGTAATATCTTTATTGCCGCAGGTGCTGCCGATCCAACAATTATGGATACCATTGTTAAAGCCGCCAAAGCACAACAAAATCTTTCATTGAAAACGCCTGGTGGTACGCCAATACAGATGCCTGTGAGTTCTTTGTTGGCAGACAATCCTGTTGTTAATCAGTTGATTCAAAGTTTGTCGGCTAAAGACCCTGTATTTAGAGCGCAATATGGCAATCAGTTTGAACAAGCAAAACAGGCTTTGGCTGCTAGTCAGGTTCGATTGTTTGGTGACCCATCTAAAGTTAGTGTGAATATTTCTCCACTTGACTTGGCTAAACCACAAGCCCGTAGGACTCGCACTATTGATGAGCAGATTGCAGATACTTACAAAGATGCAACTCTTGACCCCAATGTGTTTGGTCAACGTGTTTCTACACTTGTTGCCGCCAAAGAAGATGCCGCTTATCAGTTGGTTAAGCCACTTTATACAGAAGCATTTGACATTGCTAAACAGAAAAAGGTTGAGCTGCCCGCCAATTCTGTTGACGATATTTTCAACTTTGTTGCGGGTGAGCAAGCATCTGACATCTTTAAGACTTTCCCATCTATCTACAATCGTGTTCGTGCAAAGTTCCGTCCTTCAGAAGTAGCACCAAGCCCTATTCTGACCGCAGAAGGCAAGCCAATGACCGAGGGTGGAATCAAGTTTTCTGCCGCTACAGTAGAAGATTTGGACTCACTAAAACGTGAAATCAATAAGCAACTTCGCAAAACTAGCGAACCTGCTGATATTCGCCTATTGTCTGAATTGAAGGCTCGTGTTGGTGGGCACATTGATAACCTTGATCCTGACTTTGTTCAGGCTTATCGCAATGCTGATGCTTCTTATTTCCAGAAGGTTGGTTTGCCATTTAATTCTGAGACATTAAAGGCTGTTGACCGCAAGAAGTTTGTTGAGCAGATTGCTCCTGCAATCATTGGCAACAAGTCTAATGTTGATGACTTTATCAAGGCTACAGGCGAAGATGGTATTCGTGTAGCACGAGATGCCTTCTACGACAGTTTCAGTCGTGCGGCTTTAAAGAACGATGTCCTAGACCCTAAAGCGGCTAATAAATGGTTAGCCAAGAATCAAGGCGGTATGTCTTTAGTGCCAGGCTTAGAGGATGAGCTTCGTACTGCTTCAAACAATGTTACTGCCTTAATTGCAGAACGTAATCGTTTGGATGCCGCCTTCAAGAAGGTTGCTGGTGACCAAATCGTAAGTTCTGGTGGTTTTAAGAGTCCACAAGAGTTGGTTTCCAGAATGTATGGCGATGTGAACTTTACAAACAAGTTTATGCAACAGTATGGAGCGAACAAAGATGCAGTAAATGCGGCTCGTTCTTTCATGTTGGATGACATTGTTCGTGCGGGTGATCCAGTTGCAACATTAAATGACAGAGCAAAAGCGGCTGTTTTTAACAGAGTTTTTGGGCCAACATACGCTCAGAAGATTCAAGACTTTGCTTTAGTTTCTAGCAGACTTAACAGAGACTTGACCAATGTGCCATTTAAAGTTGAAACAGTCCCTAAAACACCATTTGAGAGTGTTGTTGGCATACCACCAGAGCAAGTTATCTCACGCTTCACAAACCCCGTTTCTGGGCCGTTTTATGCCATTAGCTCATTGATGAGTAAGTTTTGGGCAAACAAAGCATCTGCTGCAACAGAAGAGAAACTTAAAACTTTGTTGTTAAACCCTACCGATGCAGTAAAAGTGTTCTCGGCACTTCAACAGAAGAATGGCACTTTTGACCAACAAAAGATTCAAGAGACTATCAGGATTGGTAAAAAGTTTGGCATTGATTGGGGTCGTGATGCGATTCAAGACTTTGCTACTGGTGCGGCTAGAGGTGCTGTTCAACCAATGACTGAAGAGTAATGAAAGACGGACTGTTTGCTATCTCAGTAGCAGTCCTAGTTCTTTGTTTTGCAATATTTTGTAGTTATATTATTGTTTGGGCATTTCCGTGATCGCCTTTCTCTTGGCGGCAACCATAGAGTACCGATGTATTAAATGGACTTGGACTGGCGATGTTTACAATCGCAGAGTAGTCTGTCTCAAGTGGGAGAGAAAGAAGTGATCGATCCTCTAACGGCTCTAGCTGGCATACAGTCAGCAATCAGCATGGTCAAGAAGGCAGCTAATGTTGCCAATGACCTAGGCTCACTTGCGCCCATGATTGGTAAGCTATTTGACGCTAAGTCTGTAGCTACCAAAGCAATGCTTCAGGCCAAGCAGTCTGGCAAAGGCTCGAACATGGGTACGGCTTTGCAGATTGAGATGGCTTTAGAACAGGCTAGAGCGTTTGAGGAAGAGTTAAAGATGCTCTTCATGCAGACAGGAAAGATTGATGTCTGGCAGAAGATTAAAGCCCGTCAAGCCGAGATGGACTTGGCTGATGCTAAAGAGATTAGCGCATTAAAGAAAGCAGAGAAAGCAGCCAAACAAAAAGAGCAAGAACAATTAGAGATTGGCTTGGCAATAGGTGGAATCTGCTTTGTTTTGTTTTTAGTCTTTGTTGGTGTCAATGAGTTGATGACATTCTGTGAGACAACAAGAAGGTGTGGTCGGTGAATGAGTATCAAAAGACCTTTGACTTGTGCCTCAAGATATTCGTTTACGGATTAGTGGCTTTGTATTTCTTGGGTTTTCTGAAGTTCTTACCTGATGATCTGTCTGACAGAATTGTCAATCTTCTACTTGGAAAGGTTGGTCTTGGTAAATGAAGTACTTACTTGTATTTGTAGCTTTTATGCTACATGGTTGTGATGAGAAATATCGCTATTTTTGCCAAAACCCAGACAATTTCCATGCTGAACAATGTCAAAAACCTAGATGCCAATTCACTCAGACTTGCCCTGAGTACTTGGTTGCCCCAATCTTGGAGAAAAAAATCAATGATGTCCAACCAGAAACAAAAGTTAACAACTGAAGAGATTGAGGTCAGAATTTGGGGGTTTGTTGTGATTGCAGTCACACTTATCCTCATGTTTATTGTTGCTGCTTTGCTCTACTCTGTGACTTTTGTCACTCAGCCAATCAAAAGCATGGCCCCGATTGACCAAGCCTACACCAAGATGCTGAACGACATTGTTTTGTTGATCGTGGGCGGTATCGGTGGAGTTATTGGTAAACGGGCTATGTCTAGTGCCGCCAGAGCGTTTAATCCTCCAACGCAACCAATGTGTCAACCAATGGGCTATGGAGGCTCTATAAGCGGTTTTAACTCGTCCTATGCCCCTCCGCAATCTGCGTATGGTTTGCCTAGTCAACCTTTTGGTGCTATGCCTGTTTGGACTAACCCTGAGTTGGATGAATCTTGGACACCTGGCCCTCCTCCGACAACCCCACCTGACCACTTAGAAGATGACCAAGAGCGTGAAGAGTTGGCTCAAGCAAGAAAAGAGGCTGAATAATGTTCCCAATCCCTCTCCCGTGGCTTATTGTGGGTGCTTTGGTATCTCTCTTTGGTACATATCAAGTTGGACACCACTATGGATGGCTAGAGCGTGATGGCGACATGAAGATTGCCATTGCCAAAAAGAATGATGAAGCTCGTCAGATCGAGCAAAACATGACTGAAAAACTTTCTCAACAATCTGCCAAACTTCAGGAAGCCAATGATGCTATCAACAAAAAAACTACTGCTCTTGCTGTTGCCAATCGTGCTGGCAAGTTGCGCCTCTGCCCCCCAAGTAACGTACAAACCTCCACAAATACCTCCTTTGCCAGCGCAGATTCAAAAGCAACCAGTGAATCTAACAGACAGGCTAATGAACCTTCTGATGCCGAAAGAGCAACAATCGATGCCATCGCAGAAATAGTCGCCCAAGGGGATAAGAATACTGTCGCTTTGAACGCTTGCGTAGACTCGTATAACCAGATGAGAGACCTGTTGAATGATAAACGCTGAACAACTTAAACAACTTCACATTGGTGCGGAGTGGGTAGATGCCCTGAATGCCACTTTTGAACGCTTTGACATTATGAATCCCCTTAGAAAAGCGGCTTTCATTGGTCAATGTGGGCATGAATGTGGGAACTTTAGGATTCTTGAAGAGAATTTGAACTATCGTGCAGAGGCTTTGCAGAAGTTATGGCCTAAAAGGTTTGACGCTGCCAAGGCACAGGCTTGCGCTCGTAATCCTAAGTTGATTGCCAATACTGTTTACTCTAATCGGATGGGTAACAGGGATGAGGCTTCTGGTGATGGGTATCGTTTCCGAGGCCGAGGATGTATCCAATTGACAGGCCATGCAAACTATTTCCATGCAGGTCAGGCTCTAGGGGTTGATTTTGTGATGCAACCTGAGTTGGTGGCGACTCCCATGTACGCTGCCCTCACTGCGGGGTGGTTTTGGGACACCCATAAACTGAACCAATACGCTGATTCCAAAGATTACAAAACTTTAACAAAGAAGATAAATGGTGGTTTTATAGGGCTAGAAGACCGCATAAAGCACATAGATCACGCCTTACTTGTGTTGGCATCTTAAATATAATTGTCATAAATACTGTATAAGGTGTTGAAATGCCTAACATTCCTACACCAGAAGATGCAAAACTTTTCGCACAAAGTGTCAGAAAGTGGCAGCAAATTCTTAGTTTGGGTGATTGGAGAATTGAAAAAGGAAGTAAACCAGCAAAGGCTGCTATGGCTTCTGTTGAGTTTAATACTTCTGCTCGATTGGCTACTTACAGACTAGGTGATTTTGGTGCTGAGAAGATCACACCAGAGTCTCTGGATCAGACTGCTTTACATGAGTTGCTTCATGTGTTTCTGCACGATTTAATGACTGTGGCGCAAGACCCTAAATCATCTCAAGATGAAGTGGAAATGCAAGAGCATAGAGTCATTAACCTTTTAGAAAAGTTACTGTCTAAGGATTCCAATGGGCGCACATAATGAAACGTGTACAGATATGCAATTTATCCAACTATGGGGTGAACTGCAATCTGCCACAAAAGTGGCTAAACATTTAGGAGTAAATCTTAGAGCTGCCCATTTGCGTAGAAGGTGGATTGAGGAACACTATAAGATTAAATTATCCTCAAACGATCCTCGTTCCGCTGCTTATGACGCTAATAGGCCAAAATCTTTCTCTCCATTAAAACAAGTTCAACTTGGGATGCTAGATGGATGTGTGATTGTGTTCTCAGATGCCCACTTCATACCTGGTCAACGCTCAACAGCGTTTAAAGGGCTTCTATACATGATAGAAACGCTTAAACCTCATGCGGTGATATGTAACGGGGATGCGTTTGATGGAGCGTCTATAAGCCGCCATGACATAACTGAACTACCAGCGACTACTGTTATTCAAGAACTAAAGGCTTGTCAGGGTGCGCTAGGTGAAATTGAGGAAGTGGCTAAAGCAGCAAGGCACAATGTAAAGCTACTGTGGACATGGGGAAACCATGACGTTAGGTTTGGCAATCGTTTAGCGCAACACGCACCACAGTTTAAAGATGTTATTGGTTTTAAGCTGACAGACCATTTTCTTGATTGGGAATTCTGTTGGGCAGTATGGCCTACTGATGATGTGATTATCAAACATCGTTACAAGAATGGAATTCACGCAACGCATACATCGACCCTGAATGCTGGCGTTTCGACTGTCTGTGGGCATTTACACGCATTGAAAGTGACCCCGTTCAGTGATCTACGAGGAAATCGTTTTGGGGTCGACACTGGAACATTGGCTGAAATTGATGGCCCTCAATTTACTTATGCTGAACTGAGTCCAGGAAATCACAGATCAGGCTTTGCGGTTCTTAACTTCTTTAATGGCAGACTATTGTGGCCTGAACTCGTCCACAAATTTGATGAGGATCAGATTGAGTTTCGTGGTGAAGTGATTGATGTAGGTGCATTTTGAGTGCTTGGCTAATCATACTTACAGGGGCTATTTACGCCTACATTGCTGGTGAACAGCTATTCAAAGGTAACCCCAGCATGGCTATGGTGTACGCAGGGTACAGTTTTAGCAATGTGGGGCTTTATCTGTTGGCAAAGTAGCTTATTCGCTATCGTCTAAACCAGCAGCAATTATTTCTTCTTCTTCTGTGTCTTCAAAATCGTCATCAAGTTCGTCAATAGCTTCATATTCAACTTCCCATCCATTTTCATCTTGGAACTGGATAAACTCTTGAATGACTTTAATCTTATCAAAGTCGAAGGTTTCAACAATAATTTTCTCACTGCCTGTCCAACCAAATTCCATTTCAAATTTCATGATGTTCTCCTGACGCAACCGATTGTTGCAATGACATAGTAGATTTGATTTATGACACTCAAGTGTCCTTCTGGAAGACTCCGTTTGGCAAAAGAATACCCCTACGATTCTTGATCTGATCGTATGCTATTTCCATGCAGTCTACCAGATTGATGTCTTGAAGAGCGCAGTAGTTAATAAGACAGACCATGACATCACCAACAGAATCAACAATAGCTTCTTTGTCTTTTTTAATTGTGGCATCTGCGAGTTCTCCCATCTCAGATACTGCCTTGAGTAGCTGAGACTCTGGGTTGCTATTAGGAATGATCTTACGGGCTTCAGACCATTGCAAAATCTTTATTTTAATTGCTGCGTAACTCATCTCACTCTCCTTAAAGGTTGAATATCTTTCTCTGGCGGTGGTGGAAGCATCTTCTCACTTGGTGGAGTCCATCCATATTTCTTCCAGATTGCCTGGACATCTGATCCTGTAGACCATTTAAAGTCTTTGTTTGGGGTAGATGGATAACTAATCTTTGAATAAGGTGGTTTTTCTAACATTACTTTATTACCTCCAAGAACTTTTTACCAAGTTCTGTTATTTGCCAAACATAAGCACTACTTCCAGAAGGCGTCTGCCTTCTTTCTTTCTCACCATCGGGGCTATAGAAATCCACCAATCCAATATCCTGACAATCTTTCCTCCGTTTGCCAATGGAGTTCTGTTGCAGACCTGTTTTATTTGCTAACTCAAAGTCAGTCATAGGCCCATGTTCAGAAAGGGCTTGCAAGGCGATTAAACGATGATTGGGGGCTTTTTTAGAGGCATCCCTTGCCGCTTCATGAGAAGTGTCAAGATCGTTGCGTCTAGCCATTGATTTGATAGATGTCCCAAAGACCTTATCAAACGTATCTTTGAAATACACATTTGTTAGTAAACTCATTGTTAACTCCTATTGGGTGAGGGGAAAACTGCTCGTCTGCAAGCTAGGAAAATCCTTTGCACAGCTCTCCCCTCGGGTTTATATTAACTCAAAAAGGCAAATCTTCGTCTTCAAAACTTGCCTTCTTAGGGGCTTGTTTGGGCTGATAGTCTTCTTTGGGTGATACTGCTAAACCCATGAATTTGCCTGACTTGCCCTCTTTAATCCATGCAGATAGCCAGTAATCCTGACCGCCCACTGTGATATTTCCTTTGTAATCAGGCGCACGATCATTTTCTTTCTTATCTGATCGGAACAAAACACCACTGTTATTACGTTTTTCCATTTTCACACTCCTTTATATGTCAATCCATTTAAAACTCGTCTGATTGTTGTTACAGACACTTGATATTGATTCGATAGTTTATCTACAGAATCATTTATTAACCTAGATTGACGAATAGTCTTAATCATCTCATCAGTTAATTTGGCAGCACCATTTTTTGATCCAATGGTTGCAGTTCCATGCTTGATAGCATCGGCAACATTTTCTTTTCTTGTCCCCCACCTAAGATTTTCAAGACGATTGTCTAGTTTATTGCCGTTGATATGCAAAGCCTCGCAACCCACTGGACACTCACCCACAAAGGCATGAAGAACTAACCTATGTTTGTAATAAGTTTTTGTTTTATTGTTTGTTGAAAATCCAACAACTTCATATCCTAGTGGCCCAACAGTAAACTTCTTTTCTCTTCCATTTCTCCAAATACGACCATCTCTTGAAATGTGTGTGTTTGGCAGAAAATCTATTAGCTTGATGTCTTCCATTTCCATTTATAACTCCTTAGCCTTTTTCAAAGCTGAACGCACCTTACTAGGTAGGAGTGTCCACAATGCAATCTTTTGTTCTGCATCAAGGTTCTCTCCTTCCAACTTATCCCAAGCTGCCTTGGGGTCACCTTGCTCACAGGTAGCAATCAATTCCATTGCCATCTCTTGCAAGTACTGTAATTCCTCTGGAGGAATATTATCTTGTGCGCCCTGAGTAGGCGTAATCACTACTGATCTGCCCTCTTCAGGTAAGTCTTCACCCGCATAGATGTATAGACCCAAGCCATGCAGACTTAAAGCCTTTGTCATGCAACGCATGATGGCAGTGTTTACCGCAAAAGCATCAGGGTTGGGGATGGCCTTGTTTCTGTAGTCCATCACAGGCAATTGACAGGTCATTGGTTTGCCAAACATGGTAGCGGTAACAAACACCATTGCCGTACCATTTATGTCCATGAAACACTTATCGCCAAACATTTCTACCTTGTAGGTAGCAGTAGGATCAGCTTTGAGAGCTTCTGCCCATGCCCAAGCCCATGACAGGTAGGTAAGGTTGTTTTTCTTCTCTGTATGAGAATTAACATCTTTTTTCAGTAACGCTTCTATTGACATATTAACTCCTTTGATTTTCGTTTAACTCTTGTTGAATAATCTCTTTTTGTTGTTCAGGATATAAATCCTTGAACTCGATAAAGTCTGCTTCTTGGCAGCAAACTATTTTGTTTCCCTTGATTGTCAGGCAATAAGGGCAGTAGTGGATGTCTGAAAAATGTTCAGAATACTGTACAAATACTGTTTTCATTAGTGGAAACTTTCATAAGCCATTGTCCACAGAACATCACCCGCCAGATCGGTGAGCTTGTTTAACTCATCTTCTGTCAATGGTGTTCCATCTTCATAACATCCACTTGAAAAGTAGGCATCAGAGAAGTCTGGAAAGTCTCTGCTATCTACTCCATCTACTTCTAGGTCTACAACCATTTTTCCATTAAGAATCGGCATATTTACTCCTGTTAAACGTGGGCTACTGTTTGCCCACACCCATAATGTGCCACACCTTTTTATCTTTTTATACTAGGATAAACCCTAATAGACAAGCATAAAAACAACAGTAGTATTCTGAGCATGAAAACTGAAATACTTGAAAAAAGATGCGCTGAAGCCTTGCTTGGGTACTCTCAAACAATGACAGATGCTTATACAACCGAACCAGAGGACTTTGATGCGGCTGTAACAGCTTTGCTTGCCAGAACGCTAGAACTCCATCTAAACCGAACAATCAACCTGGAGAACCTTTACAAATGACCCAAGAAGCAGTAATCAGAGCATTACAAAACGGCCCACTTACGTCCTACCAAATAGAGGATTTAACAGGCATACCAAGACTATCTATTGCAGCTTGTTGCACAAAAATGAGCTACAAAAAGAAGCTAAAAATTGGCAAAATTAAGATGGGTCGTTCTTGGGTTTCTCAGTACACCCTAGAGCCACACATGATTGAGGCTGAAAAGGTAGAAGAGCCTCGTGATCTGCTAAACCCGTTTGACATCAGGAACGCAAAAGGCATTTTCACTAAGTCTGAATATGCTTCTATGAACGCACAGGCTATTCGTTTGTTTGGCAGAAAACCAACAAATGAAATAACTAACAATCAATTTATTTGAGTTTACAAAGTAGAATTAGTTTGATATTATGGAATCCAGCTAGGTGCGAAGTCATGAGCGCACCGAAAAGAGTTAACCCTTCTCCTGCTGGCAATTCCTTCTAAGGGTGGTTTAAAAAGCGGAATATATGCACTACTACCAGTTCAATATTGGTGACTACAACAGTCACACCATGCACCTTTCTGAGATAGAGGATTTGACCTACAGGCGATTGCTTGATTGGTACTATTTGCATGAATCTTCAATACCACTTGATCTAAATGAGGTTTCTAGGCAGATTCGTATGCGAACGCATAGCGACTGCATTGCGACTGTATTGCAAGAGTTTTTTGAGCGCACTCCAGACGGATGGATTCATCATCGTGCCAACAAGGAAATTGAGAAGGTTGGCGACAAATCTCAGAAGGCAAGTGCTTCTGCTAAAGCAAGATGGAGTAAACCAAAGGATGCGAACGCATTGCAAACGCAATCCGAAGGCAATGCTACACATAACACATTACCTATAACACAAGACACAGAACACAAAAAGAAAGCAACTATCGTTGCACCGCCTGAAGGCGTTTCTGATTCTGTTTGGCAGGAATTCAAATCTTTGAGGAAAGCCAAGAAAGCCCCGATAACCCAAAGAGCTATTGATGCCTTAACCAATGAAGCAAACAAGGCTGGATGGACTTTAGAGAAAGCCCTAGAGGAATGTATTGTGCGTGGTTGGCAAGCATTTAAAGCAGATTGGGTTGCGACAAAAGCAAACCCTGCCGACATCGTGAGGATCACAGTTCCGAGTAAAAATGAGCCTGACCCTCAACTTTTAAAGATTATTGCTGATGCAAAAAATGCAGCACCTATGCCTGATTTTGTTCGTCAGTTTGCTAAACAAGTGAAAAAAGCATGAACTACTTTGAAGCCATGAGACTGCTAGATAAAGTCAAAGAGGGTGTTCCTTACCCATTACACCTGATAAACAAAGCATTGGAGCTTACTGGTGACTTGGAGCAGACGTAACATTCAAGGCCCAAGCGATAGAGTAATTCTTGAGAAAGCCGAGGCAAGAGAGCTTTATCGCAACTGGGAGTGGGGAAAGAATCGTGATCTCATCAGGGCAAGGCTTGAGAGGGCAGAAAGAATCTATGGAACTGGTGCAAGAGATCGAATTCGCACTTACATGGCACAAATGAGAGAAGGAACACTTTTATGACATTCATGGTCAATTTTAAAGTAGACGCTAACCCTGTTGGCAAACAAAGGGCTAGATACGTCAAGAGGGGAAACTTTGTGCAAACTTACACCCCTGAGAAGACAAGAACCTATGAGACTTTAATCAAAGATGCTGCAATCGAGGCCATGGGCAGCTCAGAACCGCTAGAAACCCCTGTGAGCCTTTATCTGTACATTCGAGTGCCAATCCCTAAGTCATGCACCAAAAAGCGACTAGAAGCCATTGATAACGGGACAGAGAAGCCAACAAAGAAGCCTGACGCAAGCAATATCCTAAAAAGTGTAGAAGATGGCATGAATGGGGTTGTCTACCATGACGACTCGCAGATCATAAATATCCACGTTACGAAGGTTTATTCGAGTCTGCCAGGTGTTGATATTTGCGTTAAGGAGTGTTTGGAATGAAAAACCCGTTTGAAATCTTAGAGCCAACTGTAATTAGCTTTTCAGGTGGCAGAACTTCTGCTTTTATGCTTTACAAGGTTTTAGAAGCTCACCACATGAGCCTACCGCCCGAAGCAAAGGCTATCTTCTGCAATACTGGAAAAGAACACGAAGCCACCCTTGATTTTGTAAGAGACATAGAAAAGCATTGGAATGTGCCGATTGTTTGGCTTGAATTCACTAAAGATCAGCCTAAGTTCAAGGTGGTTAACTATGAAACTGCAAGCAGGAATGGCGAACCATTTGCTGAAATCATTGCCAGCAAGCAGTTTTTACCAAACCCTGTCATGCGATTCTGTACGACAGAACTAAAAATCCACCCGATTACCCGATACATGGCTTCAATCGGGATTGATGAATTTCAGACCTTGGCAGGGATAAGGGCAGACGAACCGAGAAGGGTGGTAAAGCTGAGAGAAACCCTCCATGCGCCACTTGCTATTGCAGGAATCACGCAAACAGATGTCCAGGGCTTTTGGAAGAATCATAGTTTTGACTTGGGCATTGAATTCAGGGACAAAGTAACGCCACTTGGGAATTGTGATTTGTGCTTTATGAAGGGCGCACACCAACTTGCAAGCATTATTCAAAGAGAACCTGAAAGGGCTATTTGGTGGGCAGAACAAGAGAAGAAAATTGGCGGTCGATTCTCAAAAGACAAACCCGACTACACCCAAATGATGAATTACGGGAAAAGCCAAATTGATATGTTTGACAAGAATGAAGAAACCATTGCTTGTTTTTGCGGAGACTAAGGGTAAATCCCTATGGTATTACGCAAACAATTTGATAATATTTAATTTTTAACAGGAGTGAATCATGGAAAAAACTTGGGAATTTGACACAACTACAGGCGCAGGTAGCGAGATTGTTACTGTCGTTTATGAGTATGAAAACGATGGAGAGACAACCTATAACGAATCCATCAAAGAGGTGTGGTTTGAGGGTAGAAACGTCATTGGGCTATTCTCTGATGAACAATTCAAAGAATTAGACATTGAGGCTTCTATGCGGTTTCAAAATCACAAACTCAACTATAAGTTGGAGGATGTATGAAGCTAGATGAACTCGAAAAGATGGCAAAGCAAACTGCCGCCTTTGGTGTTCATCCAAATGGTGAATACATTTACTCTTTTTACACTGAGCAATTACAAGCCTTTGCCGAACTGGTTGCAAAGCATGAACGCCCTTGGATTGGGCTAACCAGTGATGAACTAACAGATTTGTTTTATAACGAAAACTTAGGTCAACAGAGTGCAGTAGGGCAAGCCATTGCATTATTGAGGGAAAGAAATGAGCATGACTAAAAAAGACATTATCCGCATGGCAAAAGAGGCTAGGTTTTATATTGAAGACGATGAAGCCTATAGCCCATCCAATCAGGAAGACTTCAAGTTAACCGAACACCTTAAAAATGATTTAACCGAACACTTAGAACGCTTTGCCAAACTGGTAGCAGAGCATGAACGCAATGAAATAATCGAAATTTTGGATGCTTCAACTGGCTATGTTCACATGGATGCGATCAGGGAAAGAACATGAGTGATAACCCACACAAGGCGGTGCAATTCCTGATTGACACTGCACCCCTTTACAGTAAGGCCAAGGCCACTAGGATGTACTTAGAGGAATTCAGAAAAAGCCGAAAAGCCCAGCTCATGTCACAAGCGGGAACTGAGGTTTTAGGAAAGCAGGAAACCTATGCCTATGCTCACCCTGATTACATTCAGATATTAGAGGGCATCAGGGAGGCAGTCGAATTGGAAGAGCGTTATCGTTGGCTTATGACCGCAGCACAAACCCGCATTGAGGTATATAGAACCGAGCAATACAGTGCCAGGCATGAAATAAAAAACACCCAATGAACAACAAATTGAACGCAAAGGAAAGGCTACACCTAGCAAGGGTCAAGTCTTTGCCCTGTTCAGTTTGCGAAGCACCACCACCAAGCGAGGCACATCACTATAAACAAGGGCTGCAATATACTTGCATAGCCCTTTGTGTTGATTGCCACCGAAATCCAGTAATGGGATGGCATGGGCAAAAACGTGCATGGGCTATCAATAAAATGGAAGAAATAGACGCACTGAATGAAACCATCCGCAGATTGTGCGAGGAAATGCCCACCAAAGGGTCTAAAAGCCCTTTCTAGGCGTTTTTAAGCATGGGTTAATAGTTGGGCAGCATAAACCAAAAAAAAGCCCGTAAAGGCTTAGATTTTAGACAACAAAAAACCCGCTCATTAGGCGGGTTCTAGGTTTATCGTTTTCCTGAGAGTATTCTAAGGATTAGGGCTGCAATTGCATAGATCATTCAAACCCCACAAATTCTAGAGCTTCAAATTTGCAAGCTTCAACTTGATCAGCTGATAACCCGAAGGCTATTTTTTCCGCTAGTTCGCTTGCCTGATCGGCTTTTTTATCGTTTGGAGCGGTAAGGGCTAAAATTAGACATTGTGTTAGTGCTTCAATTTGTGACATTTTTAACCCCTCAAATTTGCTTTAACTTGATAACTCGTGCCATTTTTTGGCCATGGGCAGGGTAAGCGATCAGTGGGACATCTTTAGACCAGCAAGCCCTGCAGCCGTTACAGTTACCCCCATTCAAATAAGCTTCGCACAATTGAACCCCAGCCCTTGCCTGAAATGTGGCAGCATCAGGGCCAATAACAGAACCATGCAAACCTTCAATATATTCACCCTGTATAGAATCGCTGGAAAATCTAACCTTTACATTGGGCAAAGCTTCCATTTGAGCGAAAACATGGGCAAATTTGGGGAATTTGTGCATCCTAGTTGGCAGCCAATGGTTCACCCATGGGGTTTGAATCATTACTTCTAGAATTTTCTCAGCCAGCCCGAGAGTGTAAACGTCCCCAGAATCAAACCAGCGGAAATAACGATCTTGATCTAGTTCACTAACCATATCGGAAACCCAGTCTAAACGCTGCCAGTCTTCCCGATTAGACAATCTTGGGGCTTTTACATTAGGATAATTGTAATTTCCCGTAGTGGCATAGCAGCCCTTGCAAGCATCTACTAATTCACCTGGTGCAGCCCATGAGCCTGGGCACGTATCAAGGGCTTGCAAGCTCCATGATCTAGCATTTAATTTTGAAGTTTGAGAGATTTTGATCATATGAACACCTATTTAATATTAAAAAAATACAATTCTAGGGGCATGAAACCCCTAGTAAATCAGTAAAAACCCTTAAGCGGTTTCAGCGGTTAATTCTTTCATCTCATTCAGCGCTTCAACATATAAAGCGCACAATTGTGAAATTTCATCGATATCAGCGTGTACGTTTTCGCTGTAACCATCGCAACATTCTGACCAAACCCCATCGCTATCGTCATACATTAGGGTAATGGTTTGGTGCAATTTCCAGCGTTTATTCACCCCAGCAAGCGAATGCAAAGCTTTTTTATACTCTTTAAGGGCTGGTTTGCCTTCAAAAAAATCATTTTGACGGGTTACCGCTTTTTCATAAGCAAAATTGGGATCGATACCCTCTTTTACTTTTGCATGTAATTTCCAGCCAAACCCGATATTTTTTAGAATTTTGCCATCGCTGAAATAAGCTTTTACGCTAGTCAACGCTGTAATTCTGCCAATTTCCTGCCCATGTACTGATAATTTTGCCATGTGAACACCTATTTAAAAAAGAAAATTTAAGATTATTTGACCAGGATGTCAAACCATGCCATTAAACCGATGCAAAGTAGAAGGCCAATTGCAATGGCTGTGATGTAGTCTAAAAAAGTGTTTTTCATGGTTTAGCTCCAGTTTTTGGCATAGGCCCGAAGGGTTGAAACCTTAGATTTCCAGCCCTTAATTCCCTTGTGATGCCATGCGGCAACATCCGAACCCGATGCCTTTTGGCCCAGCCATTGGCCCTTAGATGATCCTGCCATAACCCATTGGCCAATTTGTAATTGTTTGCGCTGATCTTGAGACAATGACCAAACATCTACAGCTTTTGTATATTTCATGTTGACACCTATTAAGTTACCCGTTCACTGTGAACGTATAGGGATAGTAACAACAAAAAAAGAAAAAACTATTAGGACAAACCCTTAGATGCTAGAATTATTTTAATTTAATTATTTAAGGTTTAGACAATGGCCCGACCACCTAAGGTTGACACGATACAGTTTAGAAGGAAACTAGATAACCCTAAGCTGCAGATTTTATTGTCAGCTGGTGAAGGGAATATCAGCAAGGGTTTTGAAAACATCCTGGAGCTTTACCAGTATTTGCATGGCATCGGATATAGAACAGATAGCCCACTGGAAAGCATAGGGTTTGTAACTAACCTACCCGAAAGGAAAAGGGATAGCCCTAGACAAGTGATCTAGTAGGGTAAACACTAGTAGAGGGTAAACACCTAGAAGGCTAAATGCAAACGATTCTCAATTAGATCAAGTACATCAAAAATGGTGCATCACTCTTTCCCACTTGCATAAAACGTAAATGAGAATCATTCGCATTTAGACAAGGTAAGGGTAAACCCTATGCTGTATGTTTAGCCAGTACTGTATAAAAAGACATGAGGGTAAACCCTGGGAGATGTATGGGGGGGAGGGGGTAGGTTGGGTTGGTAGATATTTGTGGTACATCCCACCCTCAGAAAAAGCTAAATTGACAATTCCAAGGAGAACCAATGGAACAATTGAAAAGAGGAAGAGGAAGACCAAAGGGGAGCGTCAAGATGACCATACAGAGGTTTGCTGACAATCCACCCCTTGTACTACCTAAGACAGACCATCAACGTCTCAAGGAGCTTAAAGAGCTAATGATTAGGAGTGGGGGTAAGGATGTGGCTCAGAAGGTTATTGAGATAGCCCTTAATGATGAGCATCCACATCAATTAGTAGCTTTGAAGATGTGTCTTGATAGGACTCTCCCTGTTTCTTTGTTTGAAAAGGACAAGTCTCAGAGAAGTGCCGTAACCATCAATATCACTGGCTTGGGACAAGAACCGATTATTGTTGAGAATACTGAACAACCTGAAGATGTAGAGGCTAAGTATGGCTGATCTGAACTTCTCTCTACTTCCTTGGCAACAAGAAGTCTTCAAAGACCAAACTAGGTTCAAGGTTGTGGCTGCTGGGCGTAGGTGCGGTAAGTCACGCATGGCGGCAGTTACCCTACTGATTGAGGGACTCAAGTGTCCTCAAGGCTCTGCGGTTCTCTACGTTAGTCCCACTATGGGACAAAGCCGTCAAATCATCTGGGACTTACTGCTAGACCTTGGTAGAGAGGTTATTCAGAGCAGTCACGTTAACAACTTAGACATTACCCTGATAAACGGGGCTAGGATATACGTTCGTGGTGCGGATAGACCTGATACCCTTCGTGGTGTCTCACTGACCTATGCCGTTCTCGATGAGGTTGCCGACATTAAGCCTGAAGCATGGGAACAAGTTATCCGAGCCAGTTTGTCTGATAAACGGGGGAGAGCACTCTTTATTGGCACTCCGAAGGGTAGAAACTGGTTCTATGACACCTTTAAGTTGGGCGAGTCAGAGGATGACCCTGATTGGAAGTCTTGGCACTTCACCACTGCTGACAACCCATTGATTGACCAAGCAGAAATAGATTCCGCTAAAAAGACCCTGAGTTCTTTCGCTTTTAAGCAAGAGTTTATGGCTTCTTTTACCAATGCGGGTTCTGACATCTTTAAGGAAGAGTGGATCAAATACGGGGTTAAACCTGAACATGGAAGCTATTACATCGCTGTTGACCTTGCAGGGTTCGAGGAGGTTGCCAAACAAGCAGCTAACGCTAAGAAGCGTCTGGACGAGTCTGCGATCTCAATTGTTAAGGTAACAGACGATGGGAAGTGGTTTGTTGAGAAGATTGAACATGGACGTTGGGACATCCGAGAGACTGCTGCCAAGATTCTGATGGCTATTCGGGACTACCGCCCTTTGAGTGTGGGGATAGAGAGGGGGGCGTTAAAGAACGCTGTTTTGCCCTATTTGTCAGACCTTATGCGAAAGAACAACACCTTTGCTCATATCGTAGATTTGACCCATGGGAATAGAAAAAAAGCAGACAGAATCATCTGGGCTTTACAAGGTAGGTTCGAGCATGGCAGAATTGTGTTAAATTCGGAAGAAGATTGGGATGAGTTTGTAGACCAGTTAATCCTGTTCCCTGCTCAAGGAGTCCATGATGACTTGCCTGACTCCCTCAGTTACATTGACCAACTGGCTGTTACATCTTACATGGAAGAAGATGATAGTGAGGATTGGCAACCTGTAGATATTATTAGTGGGGTATAAGAATGGCAGATGGACTATTTAATCCTTCTCGTCTATATGACGTATTAAAGCAGTACGGGCTTTTGCCTAAACAGGCAAATATGTATCCTGCTGGAGAAGCAACTGGTTTGTTTAACCCTGAAATTAACCGAGTTGTTGCGCCAGATGCGTCATTAACTGGTAGAAATGAAGACCTCAGAGACCAGAATCTAAATACATTGGCACATGAGATGTCTCATTCTGTTCAACAGAATCTTCTTATAAATACCGCTATTGCAATACAAAAAAAGAAACAACAAGGCGCAAAACTTACAGACCAAGAGCAGCAGTACCTTCGAGCTTCTGAGCAAATGTTTGTTGACCAGTTTGGCAATGTAGGTAGTTTTGATAAATCAAAAAATCGGTCTGATACCAAAGCCTTTGAGAATATGTCTAGGCAAATGTATACATCTCCTAGAGGAGATAAAGACTATGAAAGATATAGGCGATCTCCAATGGAGGCTCAAGCCTTTGGTGTTGGCAAAATGTCTGTGCCTTCAAACCAAAGATCAGAAGGAGAGAACCCTCACTTCAATCCTTCAATGGCTACTGAGTTTGACATTTTATTGTCTATGTATCAAAATTTACCAGAATCCTTAAAGCGTTCTGCCGCCTTGTCAAAACAAACTCAAATTGAGAAAAATCGAGAAACTTCAAAAGATATGTATCTTAATTACTCAAGAGATATATTTAAGAATCCTTTTGAACCCACTATTAAATAGTATAGAAAGTAATGACTATGGCAGACGAATTCAACAAGTTTGATGAACCATCAGACTCAGACAAAGAGATAGTTAACTTTGTTGTCAACCATTGTGACAGGTGGAGGGATTGGAGAGATGTCAATTGCCTAACTGATTGGCTAGAGTACGAGCGCATCTTCAATGGTGAATGGGATGCCCAAGACAAAACCCGTGAGTCCGAGCGTAGCCGTATCGTTACCCCTGCTACCCAACAAGCCGTAGAGACACGCCATGCCGAGATCATGGAAGCTATCTTTGGTCAGGGTGAGTTCTTTGACATTCAAGACGATATTCGTGATGTCAATGGTAGCCCCCTAGATGTTGCTGCTATCAAAGCACAACTGATGGAAGACTTTAAAGTAGACAAGATTCGCAAGTCTATTGACCAGATTGAGCTGTTGGCTGAAATCTATGGTACGGGCATCGGTGAGATTGTTGTCAAAACAGAGAAAGTCTTTGTTCCCGCTACTCAGGCAATACCTGGTCAAATGGGGCAAGCCGCTATCGGAGTGGTGGAACAAGACCGCATTGCAGTCAAGATTGTTCCTGTTAACCCCCGTAACTTCTTGTTTGACCCCAATGGAACATCTATTGATGACTGTATGGGTGTGGCTATTGAGAAGTATGTCTCTATCCACAAGATCGTTAAAGGTCAAGAAGAAGGCATCTACCGCAAGGTAAAGGTCGGTACTGACTCTATGGACACAGACTTAGAGCCTACACAAGAAGTCTCCCAGTACGAAGACGATAAAGTTAAACTTTTAACCTACTATGGTTTAGTTCCTAGAGAGTATCTTGAGCAACTAGAAAATGAAGAAGATGGCGAAGTAGAAGACTTATTCCCTGAAGACTCTATTCAGGATGAGTATTCCGATATGGTTGAGGCTATCGTAGTTATCGCCAATGATGGGACTCTTCTCAAAGCTGAAAAGAACCCATACATGATGAAAGACCGCCCAATCCTTGCATATCAGGACGATACAGTTCCTAATCGCTTGTTGGGTCGTGGTACTGTTGAGAAGGCTTACAACTCACAAAAAGCCATAGATGCCCAAGTTCGTTCACACTTAGATTCACTTGCTCTGACAACTAGCCCAATGATGGCTATGGATGCCACCCGTCTACCAAGGGGTGCTAAGTTTGAAGTAAAGCCAGGTAAAGCAATCCTGACAAATGGCAATCCCAATGAGATTCTGTTCCCGTTCAAGTTTGGCAATACTGATGGTTCTAACCTGACAACTGCCAAAGAGTTTGAACGTATGCTTTTGATGGCAACAGGCACTCTAGACTCACAGGGAATGGTTACGGCTGTCTCCAGAGATGCGGGTCAGGGCGGTATTTCGATGGCTACTGCCTCTATTATCAAGAAATACAAGCGTACCTTGGTGAACTTCCAAGAGGATTTTATGATTCCCTTCATCACCAAAGCCGCCTACCGCTATATGCAGTTCGATCCAGAGCGTTACCCTACTGTGGACATGAAGTTCATTCCTACTGCTGCGCTTGGAATCATTGCCCGTGAGCATGAGCAACAACAGTTCATTGCGCTACTCCAGACTCTTGGCCCTAATACACCTGTTTTGCCTATCATTTTGAAGGGCATCATGGCTAATTCTTCTCTGTCAAACAGATTTGAGTTGATCGAGATGCTAGACAAGATGGCTACTGCTGATCCACAGGCTCAACAAGCGGCTCAGATGCAACAACAATTGGCTATGCAACTGGCTCAGGCTCAGATTGCTGTCCAAACTACACAAGCAGAGCAGAATAAGGCTGAAGCGCAAAAGTTATTGACTGAAGCGCAATTGATGCCTATTGAGTTGCAAGCAAAGAGTATGGCGGCTAATACCAAGAACCTCCCTACTGATGACGCTTTGGCTTCAAAAGAGTTTGATAAGCGTGTCAAAGTTGCTGAATTGATGCTTAAAGAAGCTGATATTCAGAACAAGGCTAAGATTGTTGAAAAGCAGATGACTAGACAATGAATCCAGAACTTCAGAAGTACTACGAAGAGAGATTTTCCATGATGTCCACTCAAGGGTGGGTAGATTTAATGGAAGATGTTGACAAAATGATTGAACCTTTGAATAATATCTCAACAATTGCAGACGAAAAAAGTCTACAATTCAGAAAAGGTGAGTATTCAATACTAATTTGGCTGAAAAACTTGAAACAAGTCAGCGAAAGAGCATTTGAGGACTTAAATGAGAAGAATGTATGAATTTGCCTGTATAAACGGGCATAAGACAGAGAGATTTGTTGATTATGAGTCAACAAGTCTTGTGTGTGATTGTGGTGAGGAAACTCATCGCATTTTATCTGCACCAGCTTTTAAGCTAGAAGGGTGGTCTGGAGCGTTTCCATCATCGCATGGAAGGTTCGAGAAAAGCCACTTAGATAGATTGAAAGCGGAGCAGAAACTCAACTCATAAGCAATTATGCCGAGTTGAATCTCCTACAACCGAACAACGGCAGGAAAAGGAAAAAGTATGTTGATTGATGATGACAAAGAAGAGTTGGGTGAGTTAGAGATTGAGCAACAGAAGATCGAGCAAAAACCTGAACTTCCTGAGAAATACAGGGACAAAAGTTTAGACGACATTGTGAGGATGCACCAAGAGGCTGAAAAGCTAATTGGAAAGCAAGCACAAGAAGTTGGCGAGGTCAGAAAGTTAGCCGATGAACTTATCAAACAGAACCTTGGTTCACGACAACAAACTAGACAGGAAGAGCCTGAAGTAGATTTCTTTGAGAATCCACAGAAGGCAGTTCAAAGGACTGTTGATAACCACCCTGACATCCTAGCGGCACGTCAAGCAACGCTAGAAATGAAAAGGGCGCAGATTCAGCAAAGGTTAGCGCAAGAACATCCCGACTTTGGCGAAATTGCTAAAGATCAGGATTTTGCAAATTGGGTGAAGTCTAGCCCTGTTCGCATTAAGATTTTTGAGCAAGCCGATTCTGGATATGATTTTGACTCAGCCAATGAATTGCTATCTACCTATAAACAGCTACGTACTGTAAAAAGTAAGCAAGTAAGTGATGAGGGTGAGGTAACTCGCAAGCAGAACTTAAAGGCAGTAGGTGTTGATGTAGGTGGTTCTGGTGAATCATCAAAGAAGGTATACAGAAGGGCTGACCTTATTCGGCTCAAAATGCAAGACCCAACTAGATATGACGCTTTAAGTGATGAAATCATGCAAGCCTATCAAGAAGGTCGTGTTCGTTAAACTTTAGGAGATTTAATCATGGCATATCCAACACCAGCGGTAACAGTAACCACCGCAGACAAATTCATCCCAGAAATCTGGTCTGATGAAATCGTAGCCTCTTACAAGAAAAACCTTGTATTGGCTAACATCGTAATGAAGATGAACTTCAAGGGTAAAAAGGGCGATGTGGTTCACATTCCCGCACCTACCCGTGGTAACGCAACAGCTAAAGCGGCATCTACTGCCGTTACTCTGATTGCCGATACTGAGACAGAAGTTTTGGTTAACATTAACCAACACTTTGAGTATTCACGTTTCATTGAGGACATCGTTGAAGCACAAGCCTTGAATAGCTTGCGCCAGTTCTACACTGCTGACGCTGGCTATGCGCTTGCCAAGCAAGTAGACACGAGCTTGATCCAATTGGGTCGTGCATTCAATGGTGCTACTGTCGGTACTAACGACTATGCGACAAGCAATACATCCACCAAAGCCTTTGTTGGCGGTGATGGTACTACTGTTTATAACAGCACATCTTCCAATGCTTCCGCATTGACTGACGCTGCTATTCGTCGCACTATTCAGCGTTTGGATGACAACGACACTCCTATGGATGGTCGCTTCTTTATCATTCCTCCTTCAAGCCGCAATACGTTGATGGGTCTTGCCCGTTACACCGAGCAGGCTTTTGTGGGTAATGGCAATGCAATCCGCAATGGTGAAATCGGTCAACTGTATGGTATCCCCGTGTTCACAACAAGCAATGCTGATACTGCCTTTGGTAATACCCAAACAGATCGTATCTGCTTGATGGGTCACAAGGACTCTATGGTCTTGGTTGAGCAAATGGGCATTCGCTCACAAACTCAGTACAAACAAGACTACTTGGCTACCCTGTTCACATCTGACACACTTTATGGTGTGAAAGCAATGCGTACAGCCGCCACAACTGGTGCAGCTTTGTCTTCTAGCGCATTTGCGTTAGCAGTTCCAGCCTAATAGTTGCCACTTCTCCCTCATCTTCGGGTGGGGGAGTTTTTTCTTAATTTAGGAGGAATTTATTATGGCAGCAGCAACAGCAGTTGTTTCCCGCAGGGGCAATGACCAGTTCCGTGGTTTGTTTACAGACACTTGGGACGTTTCATGCACTCTTGATAGCGCATCAGTAGCTACTACTGCAACCGCTACAGATACAGTTACAGTTCCAGGCGTTGCTTTGGGTGATATGGTTATCGGTATGTCTGTTGGCGTTTCTGAGGCAGGTTTGGTTCGTAGAGCCTATGTTTCAGCCGCTAACACAGTTACTATCGTGACTTACAACCCTACAGCAGGTTCTGTAGACTTGGCATCAACTACATTGACCTTAATTATTGGTCGTGCAGTTTAATTAAAGGGGGCTAATACCCCCCTTTTTTTGGAGTTTTTATGGCTACTTTTCGTTGTCTAAAGTCGGGAAACACAGTTACTTTCACCTATCAGCATGATATTGATAGCATGAAAGGTCACGAAGGATACGTCCTTGTTGAGGAAACTCCAAAGAAAGTTGAAGACAAACCTAAGGTTGGAAGACCAAAGAAAGAGGTTGAAAATGTCGGAAATTGATCCAAGAGAATTTGGCAAGTTGGAAGCTCAAGTTGAGGCTCTTCAAGCAGAAGTTCACGCACTTCGCCAAGATATTAAAACGCTTTTAGAAATGGCAAACAAGTCTAAAGGTGGCTTTTTCGTAGGAATGGCTATCGCCTCTGTTGTTGGCGGTATCATTTCTTTCATTGCAACCAAGCTAGTTCGATAAGGATTTATATGCCACAAGTTGGAAACAAGAAATTCCCATACACAGAAAAAGGCGAGAAAGAAGCCAAAGAGTATGGCAAGAAGAAATCTATGCCCGTTACTGTAATGATTGCTATTGGTAAGCCTAAAGCTATGCCTACTCGTGGTGGTCGTACTGCTACGAACATGATGAAGAAATCCACAAGGGGTAAATAATGGCTATAACTGCTCCAATTACACTTTTGAATGCCGTTGTCGCTACTGGCGCATCAACCGCAGTTCAAGCTGATCCTGGTCAACCAGCATTTCTTCAAGTTTCAGGCATCACAAGTGCTACTGTTGCTTTGCAAGGAAGTTTGGACGGGGTAACATATTCAACGATTGGTACAGCCTTAACTGGTGATGGCATCATTACTGTGGCAAATGCGCCTAAGTATCTAAGAGCCAATTGCACAGTTTATGTAACTGGCACAATCACTGCCAAGATCATGTACTGATATGAAAAAGACTAAAGCTCAAACTAAGATTAGCAAGGTTATGAAAGAGTATGGTGCTGGTATGTTGCACTCTGGCTCTAAGAAAGGCCCTGTAGTAAAGAATCAAAAACAAGCAGTTGCGATTGCTTTAAGTGAGGCTGGCATGACTAAAAAGATGCCTAAGAAAAAATGAAACAAGGTCTCTACGCTAACATCAATGCCAAACAAGAACGCATCAAAGCGGGTTCTAAGGAAAAGATGCGTAAGGTTGGTTCTAAAGGTGCACCTACTGAGGCGGCATTTAAGCAAGCAGCTAAGACTGCTAAAAAGAAATGACCTTAAAAGCGCATCAAAACCCCAAAGGGGGCTTGAATGCTAAAGGCAGAGCATCGTATAATGCAGAAACAGGTGGCAATTTAAAACCACCAGTTAAGTCGGGAGATAACCCTCGTAGGGCATCC